AAATGAAAATAAAGAATTTGATGTAAATTTATCTCAACAATTAGATTTTTATTCTGAGAAATATTTACCCGGAGCAGGAAGATTTGTTAACGAGGTTATTCTTAACCCTTCTGTTGCAGCAGCAAATAAACCATTAATGTTTAGTAGCCCCGCAGGGAAATTACTATTTCAATTTGCTGGTTATCCGACTGCATTTAATAACATTGTAATGAAAAGGTTTGTAAATGAAAGTTTTAAATACCCGATGTCTGCTTCTCCTAAAGTACTAGGGGCTACTTTAGCTATGACTTCAGTAGCCGTATTAGGTAATTATTTAAGAAGTGAAGGTACTTCTTTTGTGGACTATCAAACTGGTAGACCAAAAACAGAGGGTGAAATAATAGCAGATGCTTGGGCAAGATGGGGAGGCTTTGCTTTCTTTGATTATGCTAGAAGAATAAATCAAAATTATAAATATGGTTCAGGAACTATTGGTTCACTAGCTAAAGGAGTAACTGGTCCTTTACCTGCAGATGTAGTTGACATGATTTTATATAGAAAAGGTATTTTTTCTATAGGAGCTTCTAACACACCTTTCTATGGAGCTATGGGTTTATTTGATAAAGATGCTCAAAAAGCTTGGCGAACAGCAGGAAGAGAACTAGATAAAAAAGTAGAAGGATTTATTTTTGGAGAAAAAAAATCTTCATCTAATAGCAGAAGGACCTATAGAACTGGAGGACCTGCTGTTAATGTTCCTAATGCTCCTGATAGACCAGAAGAAAGAGTAAATAAAAATACTGGTGTACCTTATGATTTAGAAGCTGGACCAACTGCACAGCCTGAAAAGAACAGAGCAGGTTTGAGTGAAGAAGGAAAGTTATTAGCAACAATGCAACGCAGACAAAGAAAAAATCAAGGACTAGAAGTAGAAGGCTATGACTCTTATTTACAAAGTATGAGAAGTTGGGAAAGTGACCACGGTAATACTCCTATAAGAACACATGATGCTAGAGAAAAAAATTTAAAAGAAAGTGAAAGAAGTTTTGATATTGCTTATGGACATAAAATTACTAAAGATGAATTAAGAACTGGAAAAATATATGGTATAGATTTTATTAATTTAAAAACAGGAAAATATATACCTCTTACAGAAGAGCAAAAAATATTTATTCAGAAACAAGATATAAATACAAATGTAAAAAATGCTTTAAATAGTGGCTGGAGGGAAAAATTAAAACAAAGAAATTTAACATTTGAAAATTTACCATCACAATATAAGTTTGCTTTAGCTGATTTAGCTTACAATGTTGGAGGAACTAAGGCAGGACAAGAATGGACTGCTATATTTGATGATATAAAAAATAATAATACTGCTTCTTTTGTTAAAAATTTAAGAAGACAAGACGGTGGTAAAAATACTGCAGGTATGGATAACAGAGCTGCAAAAGCTGCTTTTAAAGCAGGTCTTATAAATAATAGAAGAGAAGCTATAGAATATGGTTTATCTTTAACTAACACTAATGAAATACCTGAATGATACTATACAGAGAAAAAGATTTAGATGAAGCTTACAAGGTAGATTGTAAAGCTCGTACTCGTAATAACATGCCTTGGATAAAGCGAGAAGATTTTAGAAAGATATACGAAGACTTAATGGATTTATATATGATACAACTAAGCCCTAAACAGCTTTTAGAAGTTGAAGAGATTCCTGAAGTATTACTAGACTCATTAAAAGGAATACTAAACAAAAGCTTACACTTTGAACCAGAGGAAAAATAATGGGCTTTCCTTTTGAAATAATTACCATGCTTGGTTCTACTGTACTTAGTGGAGTCATGAGTATCTGGGCAGAAAGTAGAAAGGCAAAAGCAGAAGAACAAAAGCTACTTATCTCTAGAGGTGAGTTTGAAATGAAAGCCATAGCTGCTGCTCGTAATGTAGAGAATGTAGGCTTTCAATGGACTAGAAGAATTATCGCACTAACTGCTATCTTTGCAATCGTAGTACTGCCAAAATTAGTTGCAGTCTTTGCTCCAGATATTTCAGTCACAGTTGGTTATACGCAATTCAAACCCGGATTTTTATTCTTTACACAAGATGTAGAGATATTTAAATGGATAACATTTGAGGGCTTAGTAATAACTCAATTAGATACAAACTTAGTATCGGCTATTATTGGTATGTATTTCGGTGGTAGCTTAGTAAAGCGATGAAAGGATTAGACTATATAGGCATAATAGAAACAGTAGGAATACCCATGGTAGGTGCTATTGGCATGGGGTATTTAGTATGGCTAGTAGTAAAGTTTTTGATGGCAGACATTCATAAAAAATTAGATGTCCAACATCAAATGATTGTTGCCTTGATAGATAGAATCAGGCAAATGGATAATGATATGATTCGGATTGATGCCATGTGTAGAGCTGCAATGGGTCTAGACCCTGATGTCAGCCGAATAGCCAGAGCAGACGGTCAAAAAGACCAACGCAAAGACTAACTCATAAAAACTTTATCAGGTGCTGAATGGCTTGTCTATTCGGTAGAATTAACTATTTTTCACAGGAGGTAAAAGAGTGAGGACAGACGAAACTGTATGCGTATTATGCATAATGTTTTGGGTTGCTTGTGGTATGTTTTATGCTACTGTAACTTTTTAATCCGTATTTTGAACACGGGCATTTAAACAAGATTCAATATAACTATGTATTTCATCAAGTTTAACTGTAGCTTCTCTTATGATAACCCGAAGATTTTCATAGTCTTGTCGGGATAGATATTTTTTAAGTTTCGCTATATCAACTTTAGTTCTTTCAGTGACAAGGTTTCCGCTTTTGTCATACAGTAATCTATAAGCTAAAAGTTGTGCTTCATTTCGTTTCGTTTTCATTGTTAAATCCTGCAAAGGTTAATTTTCCGTAATCACCTCTGAGTCCAGCTTTCTGATATGAAGTAGCTCTACCTTCAAAAAAGTTTTGATGTTCAACTCCCAACACATCGTCTAACCATGTCAGAGGATTATCTTTCTGATTAAAGTTAGGTTTAAGTCCTAACTGTAATAATCTTCTATCGGCAATGTATTTGTTATACGCATACATTTCCTCTTTGGTTAGCCCTTCTATATCTCCCATCTCAAATACTAAGTCAAGAAACTTTTCTTCAAGTTTTACCATCTCTCTACATATCTGATAGATTTCTTTTTTAAAGTCATCTGTCCAGATGTCTAGATTTTCTTTGATAAATTCTCTAAATAATTTAGTCATGGCTTCTACATGTAAACTTTCATCTTTAATAGAGTATGCCACAATCTGACACATACCTTTCATCTTACCAAATCTTTGAAAGTTCATAAGTATAGCGAAGCTACTGAATAGCTGTAAGCCTTCCGTAAAGGCTGAATAAACGGCTAAAGCTTTGGCGATAGTCCTTTTATCAGACTTAATAGCTTTGAGGTCTGTAATGTACGCATGTTTGTCAGACATTTCTTCGTATTCAGCAAAAGCTTTGTACTCTATCTCAGGCATTCCAACAGTATCTAGTAGTAAACTGTAGGCATGTTGATGAATTGCTTCCATGTTACCAAAGGACAGCATCATCATTCTAGCTTCTGGAAGTTTGAAAAGTTGCATATACTTTTCTACATAACCCGAAGCAACATCTACATCTGACTGAGTAAACAATCTGAATATCTGAACTAAAAGATTCTTTTCTGAATCAGTTAATCTTTCATTCCAATCTTTTACATCAGTATGTAGTGGCACTGACATAGGATGCCAATGCATTCTGTTTTGTAAATCGTAATACTCAAACATCCAACTGTAGTCGAATGGTTTGTAGTAATCTCTAGTTTTTAATAAGCTCATTTATCCCTCACAAGCAATACATTCCACATCATCTAACTTTATTCGTGGAACTTTTATATTAACATTCTCTGCAGCTTTAGCAGCATCAGACCTAAAATAATAAAGTGATTTTAATTTATTCGCACCATACCAATGAACATCACTAACATACTGTAAGTATTCATTATGTTGTTCTTGGTCCTGAGTTGAGTCAGGTAAGATAAAAAATAAATTAACACTTTGACTTTGACATATAAACTCTTGTCGTTTATACGCATGTTCAACAACCCAGATTTGATTTATCTCATCTGCGGTTTTAAATACTTCTTTTTCTTCTTTTGTAAATAACTTTAAGTTTTGTATTGACCCACGATTGTCACTAATATCTTGCCAAACTTTCTTACGCTTTTTAGGGTCAGTTATTTTTTTGTTGATGAGTTTTTCGAGGTTTTTGTTTCTAACTTTATAGCTTCCAGATAGCGTTTTGTGAGTGAATACGTTAGCCCTGATGGGTTCGATGGATGGAGAAGTTCCCCCACAAATAATACTGGAACTAGCATTAGGTGCAACAGCAAGGAGATGGCAATTCCTAAGACCAGAATTAGAAATATCAGGAGCTTCCCCCCGTAGTACAGCAAGTCTTCGAGATGCATTGACAGCAGCTCCCTTGATGAACTTAAATAATTTATAGTTGATTCCAGTCGAGAAGATTCCCTCAAAGGGAATGTTTTGATTCTGTAAATAAGAATGAAAACCCATTGCTCCAAGACCAATAGACCTTTCACGATAGGCTGAATAAGCAGCTTTTGTAAAACCTTCTTTGCCTTCTTTAATATGTTTTTTAAATCTCTCATAGTTTGCATTATAACCTCCAAGTGAATTTAAATCGACTGCATTTTCAATGAAGTGTTCTAGTACATTGTCAAGCATAGTGACTAAATCATCAATAAATTTTTCTTCCTTAGACCATTCATCAAAGTGTTCAAGGTTAACACTTGACAAACAACAGACTGCAGTTCTTTCTTCATTAGTAGGTAAAGTTATTTCTGAACATAAGTTGCTTTGTTTTACCTCTAAACCTAAATCTTTTTGTCCTTGTGGTAGAGCATCATTACAATTATCTATATTAACAATATAAGGCTCTCCAGTTTCTGCTCTAGCATCTAATAGTTTAGACCAGAGTTCTCTAGCTTTTATAATCTTAACAGCTTCATTTGTTTTCGGGTCAATCAATCGCCAATCGTCATCTTCTTCTACAGCTTTTAAAAACGCATTAGTTATATTAACTCCATTATGTAAGTTCAAACATTTTCTATTTACATCACCACCAGATTCTTTTCTCATAACCATAAACTCTTCAATCTCTGGATGTGATATATCCATGTAAGCAGCATAGCTACCTCGTCTAGTTACTCCTTGATTAAAAGCTAACATCTGAGAGTCTACTACTTTCATAAAAGGTATTGAGCCAGTAGACTTACTACCATTACTTGTAGGTATACCATCACTTCTAACATCGCCCCAATAACCACCAATACCGCCACCAGAACTAGCTAACCAAATGTTTTCATCATAGTGGCTAGATAAACCTTCACGATTATCAGGAACATAATTAAGAAAACAACTGATAGGTAATCCTCTAGTTGTACCACCATTAGAAAGAATAGGGGTGGAAAACATAAACCAAAGATTAGAAACATAATTATAAATTCTTTGAGCCATGTCAAAGTCGGTTTCTTCTTTAAATGTAGAAACAAATACTGAAGCTCTAGCAAAAGCTTCTTGTGGCGAGGTTTCATTTTGCCATAAGTATCTATCTTGAAGAGTATCTAAACTAAACTTGTCTAGTTTTTTATCTCTGTCATAGTTTATAATTATTCCTAAATAAGGATGTTCACCCTTTTTTTCCATTCTTTTCCTCCAATCTTAAAATGTAAATTGCTATCATTGTATAGTGTATAATCTTTAGTAAGTCATCAATATTCTTACCATCTTTTTTACCAAACCTCATAGCATATTTCATAATGTTGCCCATAGCAAACCCTTCACCATAACCAGCATCAAGTATCATGTCAGTAGCTTGATATTTTCCATGTGAATAGTGCTTATCATAAGTACCATCAACATAATGTTCTATCATTTTTAAAATAACTTTTTCATCAAATTTATAATTCATTGTCTTTCCATTCATCAGGTAAATTGCCTTCATAAAACCAACGGAAGTCATTAGACTCTGCCCATTCAGCATGAGTTCTTTTACTGCCGTCTCTTCTTTTCTTAGCTTGAGGCATAGGAGCATAAGGTTTCTGAAAAAAGAAAACCAGTTCAACATTATCAGGTAAAGCATCACGAATGTGAATGTATTTACTGTACTCTGCGTAATCCCAAAATCTGCCCTTAGCTTCAATTAAGATAACCTTTTCGTCATCAAACACTCTGACAAAATCAGGTTCGTATTTCTTAGGAATATTATAACTAACCGTATCGTAATGATGCAGCCACTTGTTAAATAATCTTTGATGTATTTCGTATTCCCAATGACTATCATAGCCTCTAGGAACACCTGCCTCTTTCTTAGGTCTTGGTTTTCTTGGTTTTCTTCTTGCCATTTTTCTTCACAGTAGAGTCATAGTTCTTAGCAAGTTTCCAATACTCTAAAATATTATTAAACATTCCTAAGTGTTTAGTGTGCGATTCTTTATCCCAAACATGATACAAAATAATTTCAGTATCTTTTCTGTCTACAAAAATAGATACTCGTTCTGCTTTCTTAAAGCCACAACCTTGAGCATAAGCTGAAAGTTGCATACCATGTTCATCGTAAACTAATTTAGCAGGGTCTTTGCCTTCTAAATTATCTTTAGTTTTAAAGTCAATAAATATTCCTGATTTAGAATACAAATCAACTTTACCACCATAGCCTTGTGTAGCACAAAAAGAATCTTCTGCTACCCAATCTTCATTAGGAAAAGTTTCATCTAACCATTCTTTAATAATTTTATATGGCTTAGTTTTTTCTTTACCTAAAAAACCTCTTTCAATCATGCCATGTATTTTAGTACCTTGTTCAGCAGCTTCAATACTAATCTTTTTAGAGTCGTGTTTACACCTAGCGGAAAACTCATCAAGTGATTCGTTCTCATATCTTTCTAAAGATAGTGCTGAGTTTAGAGCCTGATTTATTTTCCAGTTCTCTAAAGAGGGTTTAGCTATCATACCAATAATTGTTGTGACAGAAGGTACTAAACCTAATGTTTTAGCATCTCTTAATGTGGTATTTCTTTCTCTACCATTAGCACCAATGATAGTGTACATCGGCTCTCCTTCTTGAGTGTACCAATGACCTGATTCAGACGTGAACTTATTATAGTTGTCTGGTTTAATTAAGTCAAACTCTTCTTCGTTTTTATTACTTTTTGGTATCATCATCTAACTCCTTAAATGCTTTTATTACATCTGTTGAAAATAATTTAGGTAGATTAACTAAGAACATTCTACTAGCATTGTGGTCGCCACCACTTACAGTTTTAAAAGTATCTAATTTATCTACAATCTTTTTGAGTACATCAGTTTTAAAAACTAAAGTACAGTATTCTTCGTCTCCAATACAAAGGTTGTGAAACCAATAATCTGATTCAGTAGCACGAATACCAGAGGGTTTACCCCATGATTCATACTCAATACAAATGTTATTCGTACCTACCCATATATCTCTTTCTGATTTAACCTCAATCTTTTTATTGGTTAACATTTCTGCGATTCTATCTTCTCTGATAGAGCCGTATTGTAAATCAATGTCAAACTTCTTTCTATCTTTCTTAGTGGGTTTCACTCCAGTTCCCTCCAAGCTTGTACTCACCAGTCAAAGCACATCTCATGCCTAACTGCTTTCCTGCTTCTTCAATACATTCAACACCCATAAGACCAGTAAATTCTGCTATGTCTTCTTTAACTTGCATCTGCCATTCATCATGTATGTTAGCAACAAACTTAGCATCAAGTGTATTTAATTTTATTTTATTATCAAAGATACACATAGCTTTCTTCATGGCTATCGCACCCCCACCTTGTAGTAAAGTATTTAAAGCAGCATGTTCATGTCTGACATAAATCTTTCTACCATCTAAACCTTTTAAGAATCCTCTTCTTGAAGCTTCTCGAACTCTTCTCGTAAGAGTTTCAAGTGATGGCAAGTTGGTAAGAAAACGTTCTCGAAGTCGCTTACCATCCTCTCTTTTTCCTCCAACCACTGTTCCAAGCTTTTCATCTCCAGCTCCGTAGATAAGTGCATAGATGAAAGTTTTTGCTTTATCTCTTGATTCAAGTCCTGCAAGTTCCTGATTTGTTTTGTGTATATCGCCATTAATAACCTCGTCAATATATTGTTCGTCATTCATGTAATGGGCTAACATTCTAAGTTCTAACCCACTAGCATCAATACCTAATAGTTTATAACCTTCTGGCACAATCCAACAAGCACGACAGTCTTCTCCATACGGACTATAAACTCCCGGAATCTGAGCCATGTTAGGATTTCTATGAGTCATCCTACCAGTAATCGTACCATTAGGTATTACTTTACCATGAACTCTTTCGCCTTGTAGTTCATCTATCCATGAGGAGATTTGAGCTATACGTTTTTGTAATAATAAAAACTCGGCAATGAGCCGAGCTTCTTGGATGTGTTCTATCTTTTTAAGTGTACCTTCATCAACTATAGGTTGACCCGTAGGTGTAAATCTTTCGGGTTTCCACCCAAAGTCTACTAAGTATTCACCAATCTGTTTGCGACTACCAAGATTAAACTCTTGTAATTTTCTTCGCATGAAGGGGTCATAGTTTTTAGTGGTCAAACACTTTTCATATTCTTCATCAGTCATACCACGTTTAGATAACGTACCGTCTTTCTTTATGTAAGGGGTAACAAGTTTATCATCTACCCATTTAGGTTTAAATGTGCGTTGTACTTCATCTTCTACTTCTACCATTCTAGATTTTAACTGTGCTAAAAGCATGGTGGCTTTTTCTAAATCAAATAGAAAGCCCGTCTTTTCTTGTTGATTTATTATCTCAGCAACTTGAGTTTCTAAATCAATACTCTCTTGACTAAAGCCTACTCCTTCTTTAAGTAAAGCGTAGTAAACTTTTTCATTAAGTAAAACATCTTGCTCACAATACTCAAGCATCTCTGGTGTATAACTATCAAAGTCATCAGGTTGTTCTTGTTTGTGGAAGTTAATTCTGTACCCCCAAGTTTTTAAGCTGTGTCCATTTTCTCTAACGGGTTGAAATAATCTAGACAGAACTAAAGTATCAACGACTTTAGCATTTAACTTAACATCCATTATTTTTTCTATGGCAGGAATATCGTAGCCAATAATATTATGCCCAATTAAAACATCAGCACTTTGTAAATACTCTACCCCATCGAGTAATTGATTAGGATTAAAAGTACGGCAAGTACCTTCATCTAAATCTTTAGCAACAATACACCAAATCTTAGTCGGATTTAATCCATCTGCTTCAATATCAAAAACCAATTTCTTCATTGTCAAATGTGTCCTCCGCATGTACTTCAAATAATCTACCAGTCTCAGGATTATACTGTAATGCACAAGCTAATCCAGTGTCTCCAGTATATCTAGACTTCAATACTCTAACCTTAGTAGTATTAGCTTCTTTAGGGTCAGTAGCTTGTTGATTTCTTTCTAAAGCAATAACACAATCAGAAAGCTGTGCTATGCCTTGTGAGCCTTTAAGGTGACTCAATGATACAGTCACACCTTTTTCATGCCCCCTGTCGCCTGTAGCTCGTCTTAAATGCGATACTAGAATCAAGCCGACATTCGTTTCTTCAACTAAACTACGCAATCTATTCATTAAGTTATCAATACCTCTTCGTTCATCACCTTCGGTTAAGACATTGACAAGCATGTGCAAGTGGTCAACCACGACCCATTTACACTCGCAACCTACAATCATGTATCGTAGTTTTGCGAATATCTCATCAATGTCTGTCGCACCCAAATGTGAATGAATGAATACTCTGTTCTTTTGTATTACCTTATCAAACAAAGCATTTAAATCTTCTTCGGAATAACTATCTCGTTTCTCATTGAGATACAGTCTATCGTTTGCTTCAATGGATATTAAACCGTCTGCAGTTCTAAGCCAGTTCTCTTCAAGAGCAATGATGCCTACATTATCTTTAGTAGTTTTAATTAGCCAATGCTCAAGCTCTCTGGTGACTGAAGACTTACCGAGTCCAGTTCCACCAGTAAGAGTGACTAACTCACCTCGTCTTAATCCATATAGTTTCTTATTAAGTCCTTCCCAAGGATAAGCAATACTTTCTTTTACTTCTCTGTTAAGCCAGTTATCTTTTTGACTAGACAATTCCATGATACCTGATGGAGTATAAGTCTTAGCTTCCCACCAAGCTTTAGTAAAGCCTTGAAATTCTTTTTGTTTAAGCATGTCATTGGCATCTTTGTAGCCGTTGGGTAAAGTCATTATCTTTACTTTTCCCGGTTTTAATATACGGGCAACATTTCGTGAAGCTTCTCTACCTGCCTTGTCATTATCAAAACAAAGCACAACATTATCAAAGCTTTCAACAAACTCTATGCTTTCTCTAATGTCTTTTACTGCCCCTGCAGCACCTCGTTTAAGAGATACGACTGCCCACTTACCTTGAAAGAGTTCGTCTACTGCCATAGCATCGCACTCACCCTCTGTAATGGTCAGATATTTACCACCAGTATTTCTGTATAACTGTTCGCCAAATAATCCAGTACCTTCAAATGTACCTTTAGTCGCAAAGTTTTTATCCGCAACAAATCTTGTTTTAGTTATGGCTACTTCGTTGCCATTAAAGTATGGATATATATGTTGCGTTATATCTCCATTTCTATTTTTAATAACACGAACTCCAAACTTTTTAGCTGTCTGTTCAGAGATGCCTCTGTCTGTAAGTTCGCCATAGATTCCAGTATAGGATTCTAAAAATGTATTGGTTGGTTTCTGTGTTGTTTCCACTATTCTGCCCTCACTTGCAGTTTCATAATCGGTAAAAAATGTTGAACAACTAAAACAATAAGCCGAGTTGTCAGCATTAATTGATACGGGGTCAGAGCCACCGCACTTAGGACAAGGTTGCCTATGCTTTACAAATTTACTTTTATCTTGATTCAATTCTATCTCCAAAATGATAGCTAGACTAGGGATAAATTAAGAGGTATAAAAAACCTAGCCTAGCTAAATTGTTTTTAACTGTCTTGTGTTTCAGTATCTGTTGGTACTTCTTCTGTTTCAGATTCCTCTACTTTAACACCAGACTTATCAGCATTAATTACTTCTACAATTCTAGTAGAGAAATAATTAATAGCCCCTTGAGTTTCTTCAAGGTCTAAAGTCTGTGCAGCTTTCTTTTGATTTAGTCTTTGTAGTCTACCAAAGAGTTGCTTACCTTCTTCAGGTAAATCTTCAATATAAACATTAACATCATCAATGGTAATGTAAGGTCTTTCTTGTCCTTCCATTAGAACTCCTCGCCATCAGCTAATAGTTCAGCACCATCAGCATTCTTATATTCAACAAGGTCGACAACTTGTACAGCCTGTAAGTCAAGTCCTATATAAGGACCATATTTACCCTCACCACTATACTCATTGTATTGAACTCTAACCTTAGAGCCATTACCAACAGCAACATTTATTTCTTGCTTGTCTTTATCTAAAAGTCTAGGTGCAGGTCTGGTTATTCCATTAGGACCATGTACCTTTCTTTTGATAACTAAAGCAGGACCTTCATCGTGCTGTTTTACTTTATGACCCCTTGAAGCAAAGTCATTCGCAGTCTGTTCATCAACAATTAAGTCAATAGTATAGACTGGCTCAAACTTTGTGTTTGGAGTCGTTATACTTGCCCATTTTACTGAGCCTTCTAATATAGCCATAGTGTATTACCTCCGTTCAGCTTATTAAAATTCTGTGAGAGTTTTGAGCCAACTACTCTCTGAGTTGTGGATAGTACCAAATCAAGCAACTTAAATGGAGATAGAGAGGGCTTCTTGATTACTCGTTCCTTTAATCTATCCATTGTTAATTCGTTAGTTGTAATTCTAGAGGAAAACATTTTTGCTGTCAAGCATTATCTTCCTTGCCCTCGATATTTAGTTTTTTGTTGCCGTCTTTTATGTTTGTTCATGTGCTTGGTAGATTTTTTAATCTTTCTACCACGACCTGCCATGCCCTGAGAAGTTGCCTTCTTGACATGTTTAATTAAGACTGTTTCTTTTCTCTGTGCCATCTAATCTATATAGTTCCTCAATGATTAAGTGTTCGTCTTTGATATTACCTCTAGCTTCTTTAAGAGCCATCAAGTCACCATCAAAAGTAAATGATTCGTCTGTCTCTTTATTAACGACAGAAATAATATCTGTCACTCCTGCCATAGAAACAAGATTATCAAACGCTTCTAGCGTAGAGTAAGCAAAAGTTTTTATTTCATCTTCTTGATTGTCTATGACAACCTTACATATATATTCATACATTTAGTACCTCTTTTAGTTTGTTATAAGTTTTTATTTCGGGATATTTTTTTAACTGTTTTAATAGCCATCTATCTGACATAAAAACTAAGGTAATCCCTTTAATACCTTTCATATAATTATCTTCGGGTAATAAGCCCTCAACATTATCAACAGTAATTTTGTCTGCTTCCTCTTGGGGTAGCAAACTCTTTAGCCATTCA